TTCTTACTGGCGCTCACCCAGGACATGAATCTAGTATAGCTTGATTCAGAATTTATCTCTCTACCGTAGAGCTCGGATTTGATTCCCGAGATGAAAGGAATTGTATTCTAAATGAATCACGTGTCGCTTCTCGTATGAAACAATGAAGTAAAGAAGATCATGAATGACTTGAGTACTTCCAAAAGTGATGAGTCTTTTTCTGATCTCTTGGTAGCGGGCACGCAATATAGGTGTAGACGGTATAGGTTTCTAGATTTAGAAGCCAAAGAACGTTTCTTCAACGCTGCAGCTAGGGAAATGGGTTCAATTATCCTTTGGGAACTGAAAGGTGTTGCTGAATCCGTCGGAGTTTTACCTAAAGGACTAGATCTTGAAGCAAGAAGTAAATTTCATGTTGCTATGCTTGAACGACCTCTGAAGAAATATCTCCTTGGAGGCAACATGATGGATTATGATAAAGACCTGCTTTACAAAGCTTCAAGGAAAGTCGCTCGTATGTTCTATGTTGGTAAGCTGGAACCAAAGCCTTTGGAAGAGGTGTTTTACCATGGGAATAAGAATGCGGGTGCACCATGGTTTACGAATAAAGCTGATGCATATGTTGATGCGGTTAAACAGGCTAAGCGTATTCGTAGAGGAGAATGTCCCCCACCGGTGGCTGTGTTCCATCGAGGAAAGAATACAGAAGTTGTGCGACCTGTCTTTGCTTATCCTTTCTCGATGTCACTGCTAGAAGGTAGGTTTTTCGAACCTTACCAATTCGAAATTGAATCGCACCATAATCCCTACTCTGGTGGTAAAAACTACTCCGTTATCGCTGCTGAAGTTAATGAACTCAGATGGAAATCAGATTGGATCGTTCAACTAGATTATTCTGCTTTCGATGGTAGCATATCTGATGTTCTGCTCGGTTACGCTTTTAACATCTTGGAAGAAAATTTCGAGATGAGCGAGAAAGATAGATGTGACTGGGAATTAGTAACTGGATATTTCGTTACGAGTCCTCTGTTGTTACCAGACGGCAAAATGCTTCTAGGTCGACGTCATGGCATACCCAGTGGCAGTATGTTTACGCAGGTGATTGGCAGTATTGTCAACTGTATCTTAATTGAGTATGTACGACTTCGCCTAGATGCAATAATTGCCCGTTATTACGTGCTTGGGGATGATAGTCTACTAGGATGGATTGGGGTAAAACCTAAGCTCAATGATATATCAACCATTTTGGCTGAACTAGGCATACAAATCAATCTTTCTAAGTCGCAGGTCTGTCGTGCCAGTGGAAGAGGTCATTATTATCTCGGACACTATTGGGACGATTTCATTATGACTAGAACCGAAGAGGAAACGTGGAGTAAGATCCTAACTCCGGAGAGAATTGACTACAATATCTTCTCTAAGGATAAGAAGTTGAGGTTCAGTGCTTATGTTGACCGACTAAGGGAATACCAAGACGATAATCCAGCTTGTTTTGGATCAATCCAATCTGTAATTAATCGTCTTTGTATGGAAATTTTCCATCCACCACCCTTTCTTTGGTCCTTCCATAGTAGCCTCTCTGTGGAAGAAAGAATCTCGTGGGATCTTAACCGATTTCGCTATAGTAAGACGTTTCGGTCCAAGAGATATAGACGA